ACAAAAGTTGTCTTTTGTCTCATCGCACAGTAAGTAATACTAGCCGAGACAAAATATTGGTTTTGCTCGTTGAGGTCTTACTGTGCTGATGATGGCCGCAGGCGCATATACTAAGGGGGGGCAGGGGCATAATCATAATCTAACTATAATTAATCCTGCGGAGCAACCATTCTGCCCCAGGCGGATTTTGGGCCTAAAATCCCGATTTGCCGCGATCTACATGGTCTAAAGCCCCTGTGAGACGATCCCGCAAATCGCGATTAACGCTAACCTTAACCTTAGGAGGCTTTTTATTTACGCGTTTATAAACAAACCCCTTAACCCCTAGTTGCAGAACCTAAATTGCTAGGGGTGACGCCTCTGGGAAAGATCTGAAGATAAGAGACTGATCTACTGATAAGAAATAGTATAAATAGCGGAGAATATGTGACCACTTTCTTTTCATTAAAATGGTCAACAACACTAATAACAAAACTATAATCTTTCACAACCAAGATATTGAAAGAGCTGAAAGAGCTACACGCAAATTGATTTATTTAATGGGAACAAGTTCTGACTTAACAAATGATGACGCAGACTTTATTCAAGGTTTAATTGAAAGAGTTGAAATGGTTACAGACTTATTACTAAGCAGATACCACACTCCTTTAATTGGAATGGAAAGTGACGTAATTGATTTAACAAAAGATTAAATAAACTTTTTTATTTCAACAACTTTTAATCTTCTCATCAACGCACTAAATGTTTCTTCATCCAAATCAGGATACCACATTTTGGGTGGTAAATTACTTGTAATCCAAAAATTCTTAGCCTTCAAAACAACAGATGATCCTTTCACTTCCACAATACATGGATACTTGTCCAACCATCTGAGTATGTGAGATATGCCAATAGTGCCACGGAACTCATCGATGACCACGTTTTCTTGTCCACGATACCCATCCCAGAATTTGGAATTGGGGTCTTTTGGGTAAGCGTCATTAGTTCCTTCTCTCCAGGCCCTATGACTTTTTCCGGTTCCTGTCTTACCCCAAAACACCCAACAAGATTTTTCAATTCCAATAGGCTTTGCATTTTCCACAGCAATTCTTTTGAGGTTCCCGTAATAACGTATGAGTACATCGGGGGGGATGCCATCGAAATTTCCGGACTTGGCGTCATCGAGGATAACGGCCCAATCTGCAGAACAATTTCTCTTGAACGGTCGATTTCCAAGTTCAAATTGCGTGCCTTCAACACGGGTTTCCTCTTTCCAGACATAATCTTCCGCTGCTTCGGAACGGGTTGGTTCAGCATGGGCATTTCCAAATACTTTTCGAAGATGAGAGAGTCGTTGTTGTCCGGTGAAATGAACGAAGAGTTGCCAATGTAAGTATCCTTCTCCTTCACTCCCTCGCTCAAGTTGTCCTTTGATATAGGCGACGGAGGGGGGGCAGTAAGGTGTATATCCTTCCCATGGGATAGTAACCATCCACATTCTTGCTTTGGGATACTTGACATTATTATTATTATCTGACATACGAATTTCATTTTCAAAAATTTTTATTTTATAGACAGATTGGGGCAACGCGTCTTTCCCATGGGTCAAAACGCGCACTTCGGTGACAACCATTATAAATCTCCTAAAGCAACTTGTGCAGAAATAATTGGTAACAAAATTCCAGGCTTTTGCATTCTGAAAGCAACAGCAAACTTGTAATCAATTTCATAATCCAATTGAACAGGAACAGTGGAAGGTGCACCAGCAACATTTGTAGAAACAATTTTTTCAGCCGCCCACATCTCCCACTTACCTCTATTCAATATAACTTTATCAGCTGACGGATATCCGTCAAACAAATGAATAAAAGCTGAAATAGACATTTTGAAATTCTGTTTCAAACTACTACGATGAATTGCACCAGGCTGCAATTCAAACTTCTTACCGCCTTTCGTATTGTGAAAATATTTGGCATTAGGAGGTTCCGATAACGTGCTATTGGATCCTTGTTGCTTAGCAGCAACAGCAATATTTCCATTATTGGCATCACCAATGAATGCTGTATAAGTTGGTGGACCAGCAATCATTTCACCACGAACAACCATTTCGGTACCATTGCCATTTCCATAATAATGAGAAACCTGTAAAGGATTAGCATTATTAACATCGGTTTCACCAGCACCAGATGCATTAGCTGTGGAATTCTGAAACGATATTTGCGAATGCAAATTAAGAGTAAGCATACTTTTGAGCATATTACATTGATGATTAAACCTATAATCAATAGTTTCAACAGATTTCCACTGCATATTCATAAACTTATAACGTTTATCAGCAGCACTAATAACAGTATTTAATAAAGCCGCAACAGAAATGGCATGCACCAAAAAAGTAGATCCTAAAATAACTGTACTACTTATTGTAGGAACAGATACCAATGATTGTGGTGTTGGATACGCGTTGATAATATACTGACTGGCAAACGTTGGACCAATACTAGCATCAGTTTCAGGAACAAAACCTTCTTTTGTCCAAAACTCTTTCACAATACTACGAGCAACAGCATTAACCAAAGTAGCAGGTGCAAAATTGGTATGACCAATATATACACATTGAACATCAGTCACCTTCTGGGTAACTTCATTACGGTTCATCTGTCCTTGGTTAACACGCAAACTTTTCGTGCCACGAAGCTTGCGCTTCCTCTTGCCACGAAACTTGCGTTTAGATGTCGTCTTTTTGTGACGCTGCCAAGAGGTTGGTGCCACACCACCACCAGTCCTAACTATCCCACTGCCACCACCACGTCTAACGCTACCACCCCTTTTTCTTGTAACTGGTGGTCTTCTGTTAGAAGGTGGTGGCGTATTGTATGAATTATACGCTCTACCAACAGCACGTGCGCCTGTCGCAATAAGTTGCCTATTGCGCCATGCTGCCTGTATAACACTAGCAGCTCCATGACGTCTTCCAGCTTGTCTACGATTGTCATATCTGTCTACAATAAACGGTGGTCTGTTATCAATTTCCATAGGTTCCATTAATTTTTTAATGAATAAAAACTTTACCAAAAATTTTTTTTTATAGACAAAAGTTGTCTTTTGTCTCATCGCACAGTAAGTAATACTAGCCGAGACAAAATATTGGTTTTGCTCGTTGAGGTCTTACTGTGCTGATGATGGCCGCAGGCGCATATACTAAGGGGGGG